GCAGCGGCCAGCTCTGACTTGCCCATCTTCTTCGGGATTTCGATATAGGCCGTATTGAATTGCCGGTAGCCGTTGGGTTTTAGGACACCGAACAGGTCGCGGATGATCCGTTCCTGCCAGTCAATGAGCTCGAAGGGCTTTCCTGTCCACGTTCCCTTGGTGTGGGTGAGTTGTTCGATGAACATCACGGCGAAGTCCGCCATCTGCTTGCTGTAGTGAGAAGTCTCTGCCATGAAGCGGGTCGGCTTATAGTTTTTCAGTTTTCGCATTGGCAAGGGTGCCGCCTCCTTTCAGGGCAAAATAAAAGACCGCCAGCCGACGTGTTCGGCATGCGATCCGGTATCAGTACGAGAGAAAGAGCCCTGCGGTTCAGTCTCCCGGAATATTCGTATTCAGGGTTTGCTTTTTAGTTGTAGTTCTCCAGCAGGATGCAAAGCGCCATCTCTGCTTCTTTGCAGGTGGGGTGGATGTCCCAGCCTCTGTCATAGTTGCATACGGTCTCGTCACCGATGCGGATCATCAGCTTGCTGATTTTGCCGCCGTTGATCCCGTAATCCTCGCTGGGTTCCTCGTAGTGCTTTACCCAGTAGTGGCACTTGGTGTATTTCTCTTTATCCTTGGCATCCGGGATGCCGATCACGCCTTCGCTCCACATGTCCTTATGCCTCCTTTACCGTCATCTTAAAGGCCGGGATGAGCGCGTGCTCGTCGCTGCCAAAGTGGGTGTAGCGTTCCTTGATTTTTACAATCCCGTCCAGCGTGCAGCCGAGCTCCTCGAACTTGGCGATGGTGAGGATCAGGCTTGAGAAGGTGGAGCTTATTGTAAATTCCTTCACTCCCAGCTTCCTGCAGTCTGCGAAAATCGTCTCGATGTCGTCGTCCCAAATGACCTCGGCGAAGTTCGGGAGGTCGTTTCCGGCTTCCTTGCTGTAAAGGTAGGCTTGTCCCAGTGTCCACTGGCATCCGATTTCTTCCCAGCGCATTCCGGGCTTCGCGTTTTCTATGGCTTCGATTGTGTACTTCATGGTGGTTCCTCCTTGTGGTTGTTTTCCCTTTTGGTATGTACATATATCACTCTGAACGCCTGTAATAGCAAGCTATTTATCGAAATATATGTGACAATTCTGCGGGAAAATTTGAGGACGTAATTGTGTAGTTAGCCTTCCCCGGTCATGATGAATTTCACGTATTCTGACCGGTGCTCCTCAAGGTATAAAACCAGCTCGTAGAAGTCACGTTCGAAGGCCAGCCGCTGCACCATGTTCACATCAAACATATTCGTAAGGCCGGTGTCCCGGATGGCGAGGATCTGCTCCTTTACCTTTTCATCCATGTCAGTCCACCACCTTTCGCACAAGGTCGACACCGTAGATGACATTCAGGCCGGAGCCATTATCCCAGTCCACCAGCAGGGAGCCGGTGTCGTCAATCCCGGTGACGGTTCCCTTGGTGCCAATGGGAGGTGCCTGCACGTCGTCCATCTGGATAAGCTTCACGCGGGTGCCCGCAGGATAGCGGGAGCGGAGGCCTTCGAGCTGCTCTTTTGTGATCATTCGCATGCTGCCACCTCCTTTTCTGGTGCGCCGTTCTTCCAGCTGGAGTTACCGGAGAGGTTTTTAAGGAGAATCTTGCGTTCTGCCTTGTACTCGCTTCCTATGAAGCCCAGCCGCAGGAGGAAGCAGCGGAATGCGTACTTCTCGTTGTCGACTTCCTTTTCCGTGGCACTGATGCGCTTCAAATCCCGGCTCATCTTGCCAAGGGCTGCGATGAAGTGGGTGTAGGCCTTGACCGCGTCCGGTTCCGGCATTTCAGTAAACCAAGGGAAGCTGACCGTATCCTCCGTGACCTCAATGCCAAGGTCGTCAATGCCGAGCGCCTTCTTGATGAGGCTTTCCTTGGCGGTGAGGAGGTTGATGAGGTTCCCGACCGCTACCTTGTCGAGCGGAAGGCTGACCGTAAGGCCGGTGCCGTCATCGTCCGCGTCGGTGGTTTCTTCGTCAGCGCTTTCGACTTCCTCGGCGGTCTCCAGTGTGAAGCCGTCAGCGATCAGGTTGTGAACGATGCGCTCCAGCTTGTCTGCGTCCTCGCAGGTGACGCCGCCTTCTTTGTCGACGGTGATGTCGCCGATCTCGTAGGCGCAGGTCGGCATGAACTTGTAGACCGCCTTGTCACCGGTGAGGTCTGCGATGGCCTTTACCAGCGCTTTTCTGTCGTTTCCGGTTACGTTGTAGTTTACTTTCATGAGTGTGTCCTCCTTTTTGAAATTGGGTTTTTCGCTGTGCCTTTCGGCATGTATATACATCACTCTGAAAGCTTTATTTATCAAGCGATTTCTGACATTTTCGAGGTAGAAAATCGCCGAAGAATCCGGGCAGAAATTGTGTATTATATATCCGCTGTCGGAGAGGTTTCGACTTCCTTTGCCAGAGCAGAATAGAGGAGCTTTTCGCCGTTCCTTATTACATACACATTTTCCGCATCGCCAGTATCTTCCACGTAGCGCCGGAGGATAACAGAGGCGTATTTCGGATCAAGTTCCATCATGTAGCAGATACGGTTCAGCTGCTCGCAGGCCATCAGTGTGGAGCCGGAGCCGCCGAAGGTATCAATAACCACAGAATTCTCCTGAGAGGAGTTCTGAATCGGATAGCCAAGAAGGTCGAGCGGCTTACTGGTCGGGTGATCCTTATTGCGCTTTGGCTTGTCGTAGTTCCAGATGGTTGTCTGCTTGCGGTCGGAATACCACGGGTGCTTGCCGTTTTGTAAAAATCCGTAGAGCACCGGCTCATGCTGCCACTGATAATCGGAGCGACCGAGCACGAGGCTGTTCTTTACCCAGATGCACACACCGGCGAGATGGAAGCCTGCGTCAATGAATGCCTTTCGGAAGGTGAGCCCTTCGGTATCCGCGTGGAAGCAGTAGGCGGCTCCGCCTTTTTCGAGGTGGTCAGCCATGTTCTTAAAAGCTGCCAGCAGGAATTTATAAAATTCCTCACCCTTGAGGGAATCGTTCTGGATCGTAAGACCGTCCGAGGCTTTGAAGGAAACACCATAGGGCGGATCGGTCAGGACGAGGTTTGCTTTTTTGCCGTCCATGAGCTTTTCCACGTCTTCAGGAGAAGTAGCGTCGCCGCACATCACGCGGTGCCTGCCGACCGTCCAGATGTCGCCGGACTCCACAAAGGAAGCTTTTTCAAGAGCAGCAGTAAGGTCAAAGTCATCGTCCGAGATGTCCTTTTCGTTTTCGGCACCGAGCAGTTTATCCAGCTCACCAGCATCAAAGCCTAAGAGCGAAAGGTCAAAGGACTGATCCTGCAGGTCGGATAATTCGACCGACAGCATTTCCTCATCCCATCCGGCATTGAGCGCCAGCTGATTGTCCGCAAGGATATATGCACGCTTCTGGGCTTCCGTCAGGTTCTCGGCAAAGACGCAGGGCACGGTTTCATAGCCTTCCTCGCGTGCGGCCGTCACACGACCGTGGCCAACGAGGATGTTGTAATCTGCGTCAATGACCGCAGGGCTGACAAAGCCGAACTCCCGGAGGGAGGCTCTAAGCTGTGCGATCTGTTCCTTACTATGCGTCCGGGCATTCCGGGCGTAGGGCACCAGCTTGTCGATAGGTACCTGTTCTAATTTCTGTGTGTTCATTTACATATTCCTCCTGCTTCGAAGCAGCTGCTCCATCACGCTGTCCTGCGGGCTGCCCTCGAAGGGCTCGGTGCAGTTCTGCTTCACAATGTCGTAAATCTCATACCAGAGCAGGTTGGCCTGCTTCTGAAAGTTCATCAAAAGCTGTGTAAAAGGACTCGCAATCGCAGCGCCTGTGGTCGGGTGTTTTCCGAGCATGCCATATTTGCTGACTGCCTCGGAGCACTGGATATACCGGGCAAAGGCCTCGGAGTAGCTTTCGAGCAGGCGCTTGTTTACCAGCCTCTCGCAGCCGCGTTCTTTGAGCCACAGCCATGTTTCCTTATAGATTTCATCCGCACCGAGCGGCTTTCCATCCTTCTGCTGGGCAGAGAGGTAGTCGTCCGGACTTGGCATATCCATGCCTTCGAGCTCCACGCCGTCTCCGATGTCGTCAACATCGAAGTCGGTCAGGTCGTCTGTGAAGTCCGGCAGCTCCATGCGCTTTGCAGGTGCGCCTTTCATAATTTTGTCGGCGAGGGCGTCCGGCTTGGAGCCAGCTTTGACACGTCGCCCGCCGCGATAGGTTCCGTCTTTCGCCATGTCTATCACTTCCATTTCTGTGGTGCAGGGTTTAATACCCTGTTTGAATTGCAATTTTTGCGTAAAAGACCCCGCGCCGTTTTCCGGGGAAAAGGGTCGTAGAGATTTTGACCGCCCTACCGGTCGCCGCGCTCGCGGTGAATCTTCTCGTGACACGAATGACAAAGACTCATGAGGTTGGACTCGTCATTCGATCCTCCTTCAGCGAGCGACAGGATGTGGTGGACTTCCTCGACCGCGACGTAGCGTCCTTCCTTTAAGCACTGCTCACACAGCGGGTGCTTGTGGACGTAGCGGTCGCGGATTCGCTTCCAAGCTCTGCCGTATCGTTTGCCGGGAGAGTAGCCGCGCTGGAACTTCTCGTAGTGTTGTTCCATTACCTTGGCGTGCTTCTCACAATAAACGCCGTCTGTCAGGTGTGGGCAGCCGGGAAAGCGGCACGGTCGTTGTGGTTTTCTTGGCATAAGCCGTGCCTCCTTTCAGGACATAAAGAAAGCCCTGCAGGATAATCCCGCAAGGCTCGTGGGTTGCGCGTGCAGCTGTACCTTTATTCTTTTCGCTGATTATATACTAACATAAAGGGCGGGTGGACATCTTAGGACAAAGCAGGACATTTCGGGCGCTTTTTTTCAAATGATGATGGGATTGTCCGGAAGGGCAGCATGCATCAGTGCTTTGCCATGCCAGCGCCTTATGGTGCGGGCGTCTGCACAAAGCTCGGTGCCGATCTGCTCCCACGTATAGTTGTGGATGTAGCGGTACTTCAATACCATGCGCTCGTCAGTATCTGGAACCGCCTCGATGACCTCCCGTATCTGTTTCTTAAGGTCGGAGAGCATTTCCAGCTCACCGGCGATTTTCTTTTCCAGAGCCCAGAGCTTCTCAAGCGTTCGGACAAAGGGTGCTTCCGTATTCCGCGATGTCTGCACGCGGTCTTTGTCATATTGGATTGCCGACACGCTTCCTGCCATCTCACGCAGGTTTTGTGCCTCCATCGTGTCGGACTTGATTCTCTGATCAAGGCGGTAGGCTTGATGGAGATATTCTTTCACTGTCATAGGGCTTTCACCTCCTCTCGTAGTTTTTGTATAAGGTACTTGCCATCCACGCTCGTTAAGGCTTTGTACCAAGCGGAACGGAAGAACCGTTCACACTCCATTGCATCCGACATGGCGGCTTGATTACTGGGTTTCTTTTTCAGGCGCTTTAAGGCATCCCGGTAATCCTTCACGGCCTGCAGCACGATGGCGTTGGCGAGATTTTCATAAGGCTCAATCATCACACCACCTCAAGGTCGGCCTTGACCGCATCAATCAGTGCGGTCTGCGTCATTTCCTTTTTGGATAGCGCCTTTACGATCCTCTCGTCGATAGTGCCATTGGTGATGATGTGCTGGATCACCACAGTCCGGGATTCTTGGCCTTGTCGCCAGAGACGTGCGTTCGTCTGTTGATATAGCTCCAGTGACCATGTGAGACCGAACCACACAAGGGTGGAGCCTCCAGCCTGAAGGTTTAAACCGTGACCGGCAGAGGCCGGATGGATGACTGCTACAGGAATCTTTCCCGCATTCCAGTCAGCAATATCGCGGCTGGTCTTGATCTCCCGGACATTGAAGCGTTTTTTGATGCGGGAGAGGTCGTGTCGGAACCAGTAGGCTACAAGAAGCGGTTTTTCATTTGCAGCTTCGATAATATCCTCCAGAGCGTCCAGCTTTCTGTCATGGAACTCGATGACCTCGCCGGTATCGGCATATATCGCACCATTGGCTAGCTGGGAGAGTTTACCAGTGAGAGATGCTGCATTGGCAGCAGTCACTTCACCATCCGGAAGGTGCAATATGAGCTCCTGCTTCAAATCCTCATACCGTTCACGCTCGGATTCGGAAAGCTGGACTTCATATTCGGTCGATACCAGCTCCGGCATTTTTAGATGGTCAGT